TTTACAAATTAGACTTCCCCAGTAGTATTTGTCCAGTAGATATTGTAGATACCGGTAAATTAGTAGGTGATAGAGGTGCCCCGTCCCTTGTTCCTAGTCACTCCACTCAATATATTGGACCTTATGTATATACCACCATTCCTGCCACATCCACGTCAATTGTCAAACATGAATTATATGGAGCTTTCCCTGAGACTAAGAAACCCGCAGTATTATTAGATTGTGATGTAGAAGATAAATCAAAATTGAAATTAAATAGTGCAGGTGATCCATCAATTATGCAGACCCAATTCGATAAATATTCAGATCCTGAACCTTCAGTTCCTGGTCTTGACGAACATCTTAAAGACATGATAGAACAATTCACAGACCTTATGATTCAAACTATTGGTGATCAAGATATGTCCCTCATGACTCAAGAAGAAGCCCTTTCCGGAATCCCAGAATTAGGTATTGAGGCAATGAATTTAGATACAACTCCAGGTGAACCATTTAGTCAATTCAATAAACAGGCCCTTAAAAAGAAACATTTTTGTAAACGTAGAGAAGACCCTGTCACAAAGAAATATTATTATGATATAGATACTTCCACCGCCCACGGGAAAATGGCTCAAGACTTAATTGATCAGAAATGGGATTTAGCTAAATTGGGAATTAGAACTCTATCCCCTTGGAAATGTTGCTTAAAAGATGAGACCCGTCCTTTAGAAAAAGTAGAAGTAGGAAAAACTAGATTATTTATGGCAGGTCCCCTTGATACCACCATCATTGCTCGTAGATTGTTTGGGAAAATGCTCAATGCCTGGATTAAATCCCGTTTGTTTCATTCAGTAGGTATTGATTGTACAGGTCCTGAGTGGACTTTCTTGGCAGAATCGATGCTTAAGAAAGGTAGTGATTTTTCCGATGCAGATTTTGGTTCCTTCGATGGTAGATTAAGAAGCGATTTTATGGAAGCAGCAGGAGTAGTTGTCATCAACACCATTTGCCATAAATTAGTAGGAAAAGAACGAGATGAAATTAGAACTATGTGTCATGTTATGTGGGATGAATTTATTAGAACACCAACAGTAGCTTATAAGAGTATGTATCTAATTACTCATGGGAACCCTTCAGGAAATCCCATGACCACACTTGTTAATTGTTTAGTTAATTTCATGTATCATTGGTATTGCTATAGGATCATAACAGGAAAAACTGCCCTCAGCAGTTTTGACGAAAATATCGG